TACCAACAGGAACAGCAAGAGGCTGCAGCCGAAAGGGAAGATGCCAAGATGCGCCTCGCTAATCAGCTTGAGGGCGACCTTCGGGTTAAGCTGAAAGAAATGGATCAAGAATTTCAATCAAAAGAGTTTGACCGTAAAATTGAAGCGGAAGAGAGGCTTTTAGGTAGAAAACTGTCTGACGAGGAGAAGTTGATAAGGCTGCGTCAAGGTTTTGAAATAGATAAAATTAATTTGCAGCAAAAATTTAAAGGAGAGCAGAACAGATTAGGAAGAGAATTGCAAAGAGATTTAAGCGCAGATCAAATCGCAGCTAAAATTGATATATCCGATGCAGACAGAGAAGCTCTTAACGCAAGGGCTAAGGCTCAAATTGAATCTCAAGAAAGACAAACGGGCCGAAGACTGAGCCAAGCAGAAAAGGAGTCAATTAGGACCAGCGTATACCGATATGCAGCCCTAGATCAAGCCGAAGATTTAGCAAAAAAACGAATTGCATCTGAAGAAAAAATAGCAGGATTAAAGCTAAAAGTAGATGATTTAAAAAACTTCAATAGGGTGGGCGACTATTTAAAATGGCGGCGTGATTCTTCACCAGATGAAGAGGTTACAAATTTCTTTCAATCTATTGAGGAGAATGAGGCTGGTTTTGAAAGTGCGCTAAATGATGCAGATACAAAACAAAAGATGATTGCTGCTCTTAGACGTAACTTTGGGCAGATCACGGCTGGTGTTGGTAAGTTTAGCACTAAGAAAAATTTATTAGGTGGAGCTAGTCAAACCACAATAGTTGCCCCTCCTCATCTAGTTGCACAACTTAATATGATGGGCGTTAAAAATCGCAAAGTCCTAGATTTTGCAAGACGATTTATGAGAAACCGACCAATTTTAGGAGTCAATCCCGGCCCTGACGCTGCAGCTATGCAACAAAGGGGCGGAAATTTTGCCGTGTTCCGTGAAAGGCCGGGGTTAGATGCGGCTGTTGCTAGGTTTAGAAAAACTCAATACGGAACAGGGCTAGATGAAAGAAGTGATATTGTAGCTAAAATACATGACCGTTTAGGAAATATGACTGAGGAGGGCTATGACAAATATATAAATGCTTTTAATAGTCCACTTGGAAATTTAGTATCGGCTGAAGGTACATTTGACACTGCCCAAAAGCAAGCAGCGCAGGACTACCTGTACAACCGTGCTAATGGGTTTATAGATGAGGATGGTAAACTAAAAATAAATGACCTGAAAAAATTTGTTGAGGTATTTGGAAGAGCCAACGCACAAGCTGATTCTCCACTTGGGTCTATAGCGCCACAAGTTAAATTTGCAAAAATTAAAAAGGGCAGTATTGAAAAAGACATAAACAACACTAGAGATAAGGCAGAAAGTGGAAGAGGTGCATTAATTAGCATTGATAACTTAATAGAGCTTGTAAGCAGGTCAGGAAGTTCTGGTAGAATTATTGATAATGTCAGACTATTGAAACTTGGATTGCCTCAACTTGTAAGAGATGGCACTGCCATAGTGGCAGAGCTTATGAGAGGCTTTGACGGAAAGTTAGCAGGTAATAATTTTATAGATGAAAATGGGAATGTTTTAGCTAGATATGACGAGGGCGCTTTAGATATGTTTGACGACGCTAGAGCGGCAGCATTACGGGCTGTAGAGAGCGGAAGTGAAGCAGACAAGGCGACAGCACTTATAAATATGTATGAAACAGTTCTTGCCTATCAAATTACTGGTATTCTTCAAGGAGGCACAGGGGGTAGAACAATTTCTGACGAAGATATTAGAAACGCTAAAAAACTAATGAGTTCAGCCACTGGCACGTTAGAGACTAGATTAGAAAAATTAAAAGCCCTTAAAGGTCTAGTAACCACTGCTATTAATAAGCAAGAGCTATATAGTATTCTTACTGATGATAAAAATGCAGATGTTTACCAATCTGTTAAGAGAGCGTTTTCATTAGTTAAAAGTGAATATACGTTGAAGAACTTCTTCTCAGAAATCAGTAGAAGAACTGGAGGTGCTGAGGCTGCATTAACATCAAATAGCGCACAAGCTATAGTGCAGACCATTCAAGACAGAGGGCTTATGGGCGGGGGCTTTAACCGCAATCAGGCTTTTGACTCTGTTAGAGAAATTATCAAAGACGGTGGCACAGCACAAATAAGAACCTCCACCCCTGAAGGCAGTGGCGTTGGACCTTATGTATTTAATAGGGACGCTATGGAACGCTTTGCAAATGGATTTAAAGACTTTAAAGAGATGCGTTTGGGTGCAAGGGCCTATAGTAATCTTGTAAAAGAAATACAAGAAAAACATCCTGTAGTTTATGAACTACAAACAAATAGTTTTAGACCCATTATATATAGTAGAGAGACAGGTAAAATAAGCATTGGAGAGGGTTCTCCGCAACCTGCTGACACTTCTGAGGTCGGAGATCAGAGCAGCCTTGATGAGGATCAGTCTACTGTTGCAGAAGCAGCTAGTAAACTATTTAACGCAGATCAATAGGATATAGACATGGGTATTGAATTTAATCCTTTTCCTGAAGAAGAAGAACAGCAAGAAGAGGAACAAAGGTTAGAGAGAGAGGGAAGTATTCTCGGAAGACAAAACATAGGACGTTTGTCTCCAGATCAAGTAAGACGAACTACAACTGTTACAGATGAAGATGACAAGGATGATGTCAGAGACATTGCTGCAGGTATTGTTCGTGCTGCACAAAAACAACAACAGGAAGTTGGCGGTCCCTTGGCTATATCCGGCCAAGAAAACCTGCGTCGAAGGTCGCAGAACATTGAACGTGCTATTGAAAGGCTTCCGGGTGAAGAAAACACTCTAGGACTAGCCCGTACCGGATTTTCTATTGGTAAATTTTTTGTAGATAATATTTTAGGCGTGGCTAATACTATACGCACAGGCATTGATGCAGTAACTGGCATCAATGTAGAAACAGATATAATGGGTGAATCGCTTCTTACAAAAAGACAGACACTGTACGATTCTGAAAAATATGGAAAGTATTACAGACAGCTTGTTGACAAAGAAGATCGTAGTCCCATTAGGGCTGGCCTATTGACAGCTCTCAAAGTTTTTGAAGATTCTCCTGAGTTAAAAAATGAAGGTGAATTTATAAAAGGTGTTATTGACCGTCTTGCTGGTCAAGCAGGTACAATAACTGCTAGAGAAGCAGATGAGATAACAGGCTACTGGAGGCCAGAAGCTAGCGCCACTGAGCAAGTGCTAAGAGCCATTCCAGAAATAGCAGGCGGCACTGCTGCAGGTATAAAATTCTTCGCAAGAAGCAGCAAAAAAATAATAAAAGAATTTGAGGACACGTTAGGAAAATCTGTTCTTAAAGCTACTGACGATGAAATAGCAGAAACCATTACTACAATGATGAAAAAGGCTACGTTTAAGTTAGAAGAGATACCTCGCGTATCCGGCTTAGTAAGCATAAGAAGAAAACAGTATGGACAACGGGTTACTGGCATTGTGAAAATGAAACAGGCTCCTGAACGTCTGCGAAAAAATAGTGAGAATATTAGAGCAGCTAAGGCAAAAGTACGAGAAGCCCGTACAAAAGGTGATGAAGCTCTCATCAGACAAGAGAGAGCAGCATTGAGTATGGTTAGAAGAGAACGGCTAGACGCTATTCCAAAACAGCTAATTGAAATACCTATCACAGAAACGGGCGCTGTTTTAGGCGCTGCAATTGGTGGCAATATCTTTGGAGAAGAGTACGGTGCGTTGATTGGCGCTCTAGGTGGCGGCATAGGTTCTGCCGTTGGCTTTGAAGTTACATATCAACTAGCTAAAGGCATGGGACAAAGCATAGGCTCTTTTGTAGCAGGCTTGGGAAATAGTATTGGTGTTCTGAATGACAATCAAATTCGCCAGCTTGCAGAAAAAGGTTTTGTAACTGATCTTGGGGATATTACTTCAGAGTCTCGCAAAGCTCTAACAGGTTTTGCAACCTTCATACGCTCTCTACCAAAAGAACAGAGAGAAGAGGTTTTCGCGCAGATTAAGCTATTTAAGGAAGCTCGTGATGAACTCATCTATGCGGGTGTTGATCCTGAAGTATTAGACACGACAATGGGTAAGGCCACTGGTCTTATTCCTTTGATGATGATGAAGGACACTATTAGTCAATACAAACTTAACATGTCAAAGGGTTTGGGCAAAGTAGATAAAGATTTGCAGCTTCTGTTAGACAACGAAAGTAACATTAACGCACAGCTAAATGAGTTTCGTGGTCTACTAGATAGGTTGTCTGGGTCCGCTGGTGCTGCTGGTCAGAACACAAGATTAAATCGTTTTATAGATTCTATGCGTTCTGTAGCTAATCAGGAGAGGCAGGAGATCGTGATGGATTCTGCCGAGCTTAGAGCCAGACTAAATGAGTTTGTAGAAAAAGCTAATGACCCTGCACTTAGACTTACAATTGAAGATCAAGAAGCTTTTAATGATTTGATAGCCCAAGCTATGCGGTCTGGTTTAATTCGAGAAGGTGCTTTCCCTGATGATCCCGCTGCAGCTACGCTTAGGGACGAAACACTTCCAGAGCTAGCTAGTTTGGGAGAAAGAGCGCAGCGAGAGACTGCGATGGGTGTAGTAGAGACAGAGAACGAGGTTCTAAAATTTCTAACTGGGTATCTGTCTCCGCAAACGTATCAACGTAATGCAGAAGTTGCTGCAGAGAACTTTCAGAATTATGCTAACCTCAAGCGCATAGCTTTTAAAGAAGGAGCTTCGGCACAGTTTACTGAACTCGAAAACATGGGTTTAAAAGTTGATATTTCTGATTGGTTAAGAGATTTGTATGGTGATGATGCTTACGTAGATATCATTCCGCACACAGGCAGATCAAAAATTCTACAAAGGCTGGGAAAAAGACGCATTGCAAATGCAGGTCTGTTAGATAGGTTTGCAAGGTTACAAGGAAGAGTAGAAGGTAAAAAAGCTCTTGATAACAACCCAGCCCTAAAAGATGCGATAAAGAATGAGATGATAGAGGCAGGTTATTTTGATGATCTGCCTGAAGGTATCATTCGTCAAGATATAGACATAGGGTTTGATGATGTTAAAAGGTTCTTTGCAAAAGAATACAGGAGAGAGCCAGATGAAACGATCACAGATTTTGATGTGTTCACAATCATGCGAGAGTTTGCAGAGGTTGAAGACCTTGGTGAGCTAACTGTGGAGATTGGCGTTAAAGACATTCAACGCCTATCCTCTGCGTTCTCTGCAAGTGCAGCGACAGCGTTTCGTCGCGGAGATAGGGCGATAGCTGATAAAGATGCAAAATTAGCTGAGTCCGTTGTTGATGCTCTTGATGCCGCTGATCCTGCAGTTGCAGAAAGATTAAGAAAAGCAAAAACTAATTATGTAAATAATGTAATTAGAAGATACAGAGACAAAAGAGGAAACCCAATCGGCTATAATGTTGATCAGCCCCTTACAGGGAAAGAGGCAATAGAGCTAATTGATATTGGAAAGTTAGTTAGAGGCAATACTCAAGACGGTGCAGATATAATAGACCATCTTACAAAGACTTTTGGCAGACATGATGAAGCAACGGGTGAATATATACTGGATGGCGAAGCTCAAGTAATCGTAAGAAATTTAATGAACGATTTGCTTGCTAGGCACATATCTGAACAAGAACCAGTGCTACGTGCAAAAGAATTTAAAAAGACACGTCCTCCTCTAGGAGTAGATGTAGAGGGTAAATTGCTAGAAGCTGACGATGCACTAACAGCGGAGAAACGGGCTGCAGGTAGGCGTCGTGAAATAAAGAGAACTTTGGAGTCTGAAAAAACTATAGTAGAAAGCCCTGCAATAACACGATTAAGAGAGTACGAGGTAGACGGAAAACTTATGCCTCTCATAGATTTTGACAGGGTTAGAGATTACAATAAACATGTAGAAGTTGCTCTTGGTAATACTGAAATATTATCTAACGCGGAGAAACAGGTTAAGCAGGATATAAAAACTGCAAGTGCTAGAGCTATTAGCCTTGTAGATCAAAGACAAAAGTTTTTAGAAGAAGTTATAAAAGTGATGCCTGTTCAGGAAGGCGCAAGATCGCTTGAAAACTACGATACCTTTTTAAATTTTTATGTGTCAAATCCAAGAGGTCTTGAAAGGTTTAGGGCTAGCATTCCCGTGCTGGCTAAACAGATGAACGTAAGTGAGGGAGAGGTCAAAGAACTTTTCTCAGACCTAACCGTTGAAGCTGTATCTAGAGCCACATATGGAGATATGAGGGAGTATCGGGCTGGAGAATATTTAGCTGACTTTGACTATCGTGGCTTCATCAACTTTATAAAAGGAGATACAGGAGATACCATACGAGAGATTGTTGGAGAGGAAAAGTTTAGAAGCATAACTCGCATGGCAGACATGCTCAATATTCAAAACAGAGACTTGACCGCTCGACTAAGAGAGTCGGGAATAAACGTAACTACACCTAAAGGTTTGTCTGTAGAATCTTTGTTGTCTCGTGCGTACAGCATATCTCGCGGAGTTATTAGTCCTAAGTATGTGGCTACGGAGGTTGCTCTTCTTAGCTTCAGAAAGAAAAGGGCAGCGGCTCTAACTCAGATATTAAGCGATCCTAAGATGGTTGATGCAGTCATTGAGATAGTTGAAACTGGGGGTGGCGACGTTATAAAAAGATACAACGCTAACATAAATACAGTTTTAATCAATGGACTCGCATACAACGAAGTGGGAAGTAGAAAAGAAAAAAGAGAACAACAGATAAGACAACTAGAACTTGATAAATTTAGGAGATAAACATGGAACTAATTATTACCATCGTCGTGCTAGCCCTTGCGGTGTTTGGAGGCTTCTCCATTCTCGCAGCTATCACGCCCAACGAATCTGACAATAAAAAAGTACAGGCTATTCTAAGCACGATCAATGGTCTGGGAATGAACATTCTAAAGGCTAAAAATCAGATTCTTAAATGATCATAAAAATACAGCCAGTGGTTTTGAGAGTGTACTACTGGATGCCAGACTACAACAATATACTGCAAGAATTTATGTGGCAGCTAAACGATGTCGTACCTGAGTATCCAAGAGTACATAGATTTCTTAACCACTGGCATGACAACATAGAGGCCGTGATTGAAACGGTAGAGGTGTCACATGGGAGAACAAAAGAAGCTGCAGCCAGACAGCGAGTACAACGCTCTAGATTTAGACAATGATGGCGTGGTCAGTGACAATGAGTTAGCCGTGATGGAAGCTCTAGAACAAAAAGAAAAGATGGAAGCGCAGAAGAAGATGGCTTGGGTGGCTATGGTATCCATGCTGATTTTTACTGCGCTGGTGTTTCTACCTATCTTTCCCGATGCAAGGATCAAAGCACTTTCCGACCTGTTTGGGCTTTTCTACATTGGACAGGCAGGTGTGGTTGGAGCGTACATGGGAATGACCGCGTATATGAGTGGTAAGAAGTGATTAAAATATACATACTAATAGTCGTGCTTGGATTAGTCGGTGGTGTTGGCTACGGCGGATACTACTTCTACAAGGATACTCAGGAGCGCATACAGACGCTCACTGAGAACAATGCCAAGCTAGAGACTGCAAAGCAACTGCAGGATGATACTATCAACGCTATGATTGAGGATCGTGAGAAGTTTGAAGAACTGAACAACGATCTGCAGAAAAAACTACAGGCGGCTAATAACTACAGAGACACTCTGATAGGTAAGCTACGTAAGCACAATCTATTAGTCCTTAGTTTGAAAAAGCCGCAGCTTGTAGAGAAGAAGATAAACAATGGAACAAAGAAACTTTTTGAGTCACTGGAAGTTCTTTCTGGTGCTACCCCTCCTGCTATTACTGGCGACGGGGTGCAGCAGCTTCCGAAAAGTCCTGCCCCTAGAAGTAAAAACGATTGAGGTAGAGAGAAAGATTCCTGCACAGGCTAGACCAAAGAGTGTTAGCCTGAACGACATATATTTCTATGTGGTTACAGACAGGAACTTCGATACTTTTAAAAAGAAATTTGAGAAAGAAAATGGCGACTTAGTATTTTATGCTGTGAGTGTGCGGGACTACGAAACTCTTGCTCTTAACATGGCAGAACTAAAAAGATATATACAACAGCAACAAGAACTTATAGTTTACTATGAGAAAGCAATCAAACCAAAAGAGAAAAAAGAGCCGCCTAAAAAATAAAATTTTTTAAGTCTTCGTACTGTCTATCACTATAGTCTCGTAGGTATTCCACCAGCGAGACTATTTTTTTTGTGTTTTCAAAGTCTTTATTCCAATCGTCAAACACCGCTTCAATGTCTTCTGCCGATGGTGGCCCTTCAAAATCAATGGCTACGTTGCCATCCTGTGTTAGTGATACAGATACTCTGTACAGAAGAGCATCATGTTTTTTCTGCATTTTCTTTCATTTCATATAAGAGAGGGTTGGGACTGCCGGGACGTATACCCGCATTCCTATAAGTTGTGCTTTTAGGATCAGCATCTTTGCGCCATTTACCCGCAAATATTCTCTCAGCTAACCACTGATCAAACTCGCATCCTGACAAACCACTGGTCTTGTAAGCCTCCATAACGGCACAGTGCCAGCAATCTGACGTTGGGTGGGGTGGTGGTGTCGCTTGTTTACCGGACGGTCCAGAACAGGTTATAACTAAAGAACGCAATCCTTCAGGCAACGCCTCAAGTTGTTCCCACCTACCGGATATTGTCTCCATAAATGTACCTGTATCTTCAGGCTCTGGAAAAGCCCACGCTTTTGGTATCTCAAGTTCTCGTATGTCAGTCGATCCCCAGTAAATTTTTTTACCTGTTCTCTCCAATATATCTTTGTAAGCCCAGTAACAGTCTGTAGAAGTATTCTCTAAACTGTAGCCATGAACAAGGGCATCACAATTTTCTTTAATAAGAGTATCCGCTATGATTTCAAATCTATTTATTATGTTTCCGTAATTAGTTAAATGCCTAAAGCCCTTCCGTATCGGCCTGTAATCATGTTGAGCTACTCTGTGTATGGGAGGTAGTAATGTGAAAGACCGAATATTTTTTTCTAGCCAGTGCTTAATTGTCATTACTGCAAGCTCTTCCGCAGAGTACATCTCATAACTGTACTCTTTAAAAAATATAGAAACTATTTCATGGTCACTATCATCAAGCCATCTCCACAGAGCGTATGTAGAGTTTACTCCTCCTGACATCGGAATAAGAACTTTCACTAGTCTAGCTCTCCTATAGATAGATTGTAACAATCAGCACGAAATATAAAACCATTGCTAGGGTCGTAGTCTCCCCGCTTATGCTCTGTGGCTTTAAGGTAGAAATCATTTTTGTTTATATAACCTAAATACCAGCCAACAGACAAGTCATATTTTATTCTCACAAAGGCGTAACCGTCACAGTCCTGCTTAGTATTGAACTTAGCAACTGAGCAGGAGTAATAGGGTAGTGGGGGAGATGAAGTTCTTTTAGTCTTCACATCAACTCTTGTGCCGTCATCAAGAACAATATCGTAATCAAAGGTGTTTGATGCCTTACCACCCAGAACGCCTACGACTATCATCTCCCCAAGATATCCAGAATGAGAACCGTTTCCACGTAGTATTGAGTTATTTAACTCGCCCAACATGAAAGCTTTATGATCCGCCTTTTGACGCATCTCCTCAGTTATCTGGATTTCTTTAATCATAAGGAATCCAATTAATATTTATGACCCGTCTCTGCGGCTTATCTACTTGTCTTATGCTTCTATGTTTTGTAGAGGTTGCAAACTCTACAAATCTATTTCTAATGCTGTGGCATATGGAACCATCGGCAAACTCTGTAGGCCCGTTCGTTGTGTCAAGATACAGTATACCTGTTTGACTTATACTCTCTTTATCAAGATCGGTGTGAAAATTACCCTTTGTATGTGTATTATAATTAACTAAAAGGTTTACTTTAGATTTCAACAAACAAAAGGGGTTTAGCCTTTTAATAATAGGGTTCAATATAGATGCGTGATCAGACATCCAACCACCAGAGTTGTGATAGTATAACATGTGAAAGAACTGTAAATTCATTGAAGTGTTTTTATCAGCATCATTTTTATCAAAGTTTTGTTCCGTGACATACCAAGGAAAACTATCTTCTGAGCTTACAGTTCCTAAAATAAAATCAAACTCTTCTTCGTTAAGAAAGTTATCAATTATCTTCATTCTATATCACGCACCTATATCCACAACTTCACAGACTTCACCTGTGCAGCTAAGTTCTTGAGAACCTGTCGTTGTGTCCTCTACCTCAATCTCCTTTAGCCCCTCCCAATCTATTGAGTCAGGCATCTCGGCCACTAAACTTTCATACTCTTCTTTACTGCACTCGGTGTAAGGTGCCTGTTGATAGGTATGATCTGAGTGAGGCAGGAACGATACACCAGAGATGTAATCAAAGTTCTTATATACCCAATCACCAACCTCAAGCCACTCATGCTCTTTCACAGAGATAGTGATGGAGGGTTTGTGTTCGCACCAGTTTTCTGCGTATGTCTTCCACAACTCTAGATGCTCCACTGCGGTTAGGCTATCACGAGTCAGTGCGCCTTTTGGTGACTGCACGGGAAAAGAGAATACGGTCATGTTGTCTTCATTGCCGATTGCAGGTTCTGCAGGAATACCAGACTGTATCATAAACTGTGTCAGCGGGTCTTTGTTATCACCACGCACAGTACGAATGTAGTATTCGCTGTGCCGGGGGTGAATGCCAGACGCACTATCGACTAACTGTGATACTGTACCTGACGGCTTTACACAAGTGATAGCTGTAGAGGCGTTTATTCCTATGTTCTTAGACAACTTCTCATTTGTCTTGACGGCTATCTGTCTGAAACCAACCAACATGTCTGTAAGCATACAGTTGTTAGTCGATAGCATTTCATTGTCTAGTATGCCTGTAAGACTAACGCCTAACAACCTCTCTTCTTCCGTGTTCTGCTTCCATATCTTTCTCAGATACTTGAAGTCAGTGAGGCAGGACTGATAGGTGCCAAGCTGTGTAGCCCATTCAATCTTCTTGGTAAGGTTTGTTACTGTATCTTCAGCCCTAACAACTACTTCTGTGAGGTTGCAGAACTGGTAGGGGCGTAGAATGATTTCAGAGCAAGGGTTAGTTCCAAACTCATGATCAGGATCACGACGACCAATACTAGCCACTTTATTTTGTGCAGATTCACGGTTAAAGATACCTCTCTCTCCAGACTTTGACTCATACAACGAGTACCACTCTTTCAAGAATGTGTTCATGTCAGGGCGCTCTGAGTAAACTGCAGAGTTATTTGCTAGCCCACGGTGCGGGTAGTCTCTAAACCAATCACCTGATTTAGCAACTCGCATTCTGTTTGAGTTAAGATCAGATAGAGAGATTAGTGCTGACCTACGCACACCACCTACAACAATTACACTAGCTATTTTGCACACAAGATCATGACATTCTAGCGGTGATAGCTGCCTACCCGCAGCATTCTTAAACAAACTTACTGTAAATTTAAGAAGGTCATCAAGAGGCGCTGGACCAGACGATCTACCGCCGAATGTCTTTAAACGCGCTCCAGCGGGGCGTAGACGCGATAAGTCCCATTTTGGCACCTGACCAGCGTACAGACATGCAATCAACTCACGGAGGCCCCTAGCCCATCCTGCCTTACTATCCTGTACAACGATGGTTGTTTCAGTCTCTTCAAAGTGTTCATTCACCGTTGGCAAGTTTGCGGTGTACTGCCTCTCTGCAGAAAATCCTACACCAGTTCCGCACATGAGAACGTACAGTATCTCATCAAACGCACGGGGCGAGTCCACAGGAATGTATGAGCAGTTGTAGCCAGCAGTGTTGTCACGTTCTAGTGCCAACCCTGAAGTCATCAAAGCTCTCATGGAGGGCATCACCTGAAGACTAAGCACAGCCTCTTCAAGTTCTTCTCTGTTAGGTATCTTATGACCAAACCTTTCCTGTAGCGTATGCTCCATAAAGTTAAAGTACCGCTCAACAGTCTCTGCCCAAGTCTCACGCCTACTGCCTAACCAACGTGCGTAGCGTGAAAGATGAATAAATTCTTGGTAGTCTGTTGGAAAGTAATTATTCTTCATTTGTTTTTTGTTCCTTAATCAATTTCTCTAGATACCACTGAGACTTCATCAAATCTTTTAGTGGCATTCCCTTGTGTTTGTACCGACACACATACTTTAGTATGTTACCTTTAAGATATCCGCTAAACTCTTCCTCTGTAAGAGACTCTTTGATCATATCAATAGTCTCCATACTGCCTTGTGTGTAGTGCTGTGGACTGTTTACAGCGGCGATTAGCTCTGCTTTGTACTTCTTTTCGTCTGGCATCAGTTGTCCTCGCTGAACTTTACCTTGATAATGTTATCGTACACATCTTCAATTATCAGCTTATTGCTATCTTGTTCTTTCTGCTTTGACTTCTCAACTATCTGCTCCATTGTAGCTTCATGCCCTAACTGCATTAGATAATCATAGTCTGTCTCAAGGAGACTAAGCATACCCTGTTGCAAAATATGCGCGGCGGATACGTCCTTGGTATCTGACGTATCATATGCACGAACGCTCACTTTGTCAAATCCTTCAGGATCAAAAACAATGTACAGCCTGTCTCTGGCTAAAAAGAATGTCTCTTCTTCTATTCTATCCCGCATCTCATCATCTATGAGATCATCTTCCGGCTCAAAAGTAAAACCATCATCATTCATCAAACCACTCCACAGGTATCTTTTTATGCGCCCAATCAAATCCGTGACGCTCTGCCCAATCTGCATGGGTAGTCTTTGAACCCTTGTATATTTTTTTGTTGGCATTAGCGAAGAAAAACTTCACTTCAGTGTCCGGGTTCTGTTTCTTAACAAGCAGGTGCTTTACTCTATCCTGCTGTGTTAATCGTCCTTTTACTTCTATGTATATATTATTACGAGGTATGTAGAAGTCAGGTATGTATACTTTAGGGTCAGGCTGGTACGGTATCTTATCAGGCTCAAACTCCCAACTAATACCCATACGCCCTAGAGCTACGGCTACTTCTGACTCAAACTTTGATCTAAAACGCATAGTAATCAAACTTATCTTTATTACCGGGATTAGTGTTTGCAAGCTCTATAAACTTTCTCCCCAAGTCTGCAGATATTTCTTGAGAAACCGTGCTTTTAATTATGCTAAAAGATCGCACGGGAAATATGACTAATCTATTTTCTTTTAGATGATTTTTAATATTATCAAAACACCTATTAAGTATTTTTTTACCATATAATTTGTACTCAATTACATCCCAATCTCCCTTTGGGTTCATACTTGATCTATAGAATATAACCTCTCTATTAGTATTAGGGAGCATTTTTATATTTAAACTTTCTATGTGTGTTGAGTTTTCTTTTGTGCAATCAAAGTATACAAAAACAGCATCTGGATTGTATTGAAGCTCAACCTCACTGATAGTATCCGTAATATATAAGGGCATCAGATTTCATCCTTTACATGCTTCGTGTACCAAATTCTTGGTTTGGTATTTGCTGTAGAAGTTGTTTTCTGTTTGTATGCAGCATCGGGCCAACAGTGTAGTTTAAATCCACAGTAGGAACAAGTTCTGTTCATCAGCCTGTTACCCGTCCTTTTAATGGTGCCTGTTGCTTTGTCTTTATATGTTTCAGGCTCGTCTGCAAATGAACGCTCAAACTTCTCACCGCTAAGAACGCTACGTATATTTTTATCGGCTAATTGTAGGGCTGCTTCTCTGTCTTCATTCTGCACTAGCGGCGTCTCACATACCGCCCACTCACCTGTAGCTTTGTTGATAGCTATCCAGCCACCAAAGGTAGAGCCAGCCGCCTCTGCGTACAAGTAACCCTGCGGCACGTAACCAAACACATCATCCTTCTTGATGTTGTTGTACCCACGATTAGCCGCGAACTTCATAGAGAATGCACCGGGAGCAGCACTCTTTATATCATATATCTTATCATCTATTTTGACATCGTAGGTGCCACGCAAGGTAGTGCCACCAATGTCTAGGCTAACGCCTTCCTGTTCGCTCTGTATATTTACACCTGCAGCTTTCATAACTGTAACTGCTATAGCTTCTATGATGTCTCCAAACAGAAACTTCATGACCAATGTGTAGTCCACATCTTCTTCTATGTCATCTCTTGCAGATAACTTCTGCTGGCATAGGGGCTTGCCTACACCAGACATACGTACCTTTGAGCCGCGCTTTTCACTAAATTGGCGTTCGATAGCGGAGCCACACATCTCCTTAAATTCGTTGATAAGATGAGGGGGAAGACCTTCGCCTTCACCCCTCGA